GAGCTTACCATCACGCAGGGCAAAGCCCAAGGTCCAAAGAAGGCTAACCGCCTTCAAAACCATATTAACGCTAATTTTCATATTAGCTCCTAGGGGAGAACCCCTAAACCCCCAACGACCGACACCTAACGGTGTCAGTCGGCACAGTATAATCAAGTATTAATACTGTGCCAACGTTCGAAACCGAACGACCCCGGGCCTGCCCGGCCCGGGAACCGCCGCGCTCGAGGCCGAGGCCTCGCGCGGCTTTAAAAGCCATACGAGCCTTCAACCAACTATCAGAGCCGGCGTCATAGCAATACATAAGCTAATTACCCATTACACGCAATAAACGAGTAAAACGAGAAGCGCGCATAGAGCAAAATCGCTCATAAATCACTTAGGACGCCTTAGGAGCTCCACCAGAAGGCTCAGACACGCCAGAAGGCGTAGAACCACCAGCATGGGCATCCTCAGGCCGTTTAACGGCCCATCCCTTAGCGATAGCCTCCGGCAAATTTGCCGGGTCCTCGAAAAAGGCAACCATCTTACCAGGATCATAATCAAAGCGCTTCCGAACAGCAACCGGAAGACGCTCAAAAGTCTCCTTAGCCTGGATCACGACATCCAGAGATTCGCGGTAAGACCGCATATTGGAGACATCACCATAGAACGGCTGGCGCCGATTCACATCAGCGAACGTACCAGTCCGCTTATACTTCTCAACGAGTCCGTTGATATCAGTTTGCTTCCGAAAGGACTGTTTAGTCCTCGAAGCACCGCACTTAACAACCGGCCGAACATCCGACGTATTCATACCCATAACTATTCAGTCCTCCTCCCAGAGGGTCCCGACCATCCACCAGGCCGGGTTAACGTCTTACCTGTATTCTGCAAACTCTGAAGAATACCAGTAGCGGCATTCTTCATATCTTCTTGAGGCGAAGAACCAATGCCTTTAGCAGTAGACTTTAAATAGTCCCAACCTTGCTTAAAAACACCTGCCTTAGAAGCACCAGCTTCAAGAATCTTACGCTGGACTACTACATTCTTAGCAGTCTCACCAGCAAGGTTACCCTCTGCAGCAGCCTTAAGAGCATTGGCTTTAATAGAAGCAGTATCTGCACTAGTTCTCTCAGCCTCAAGATACTTAGGTACAGCACTACCAAGAGCAGCACCTAAATCACCAAGCTCATTCTGCATATTAGCAGATGCACCAGCTGGCGTACTAGCGCCAGCATTAGCAGACAAAATAGGATTAAGTCCGGCCGCGCGTAAATCTGAGACCTCGCGCTGATGGGCCGAATTACTCATCCTCTCCTGGAATGCCATCTGCTCCCGGGCCAAATGAATATTAGCGAGGTTAGCCTCAGCTTGGCCCTTAGCGGATAACATACCGCCTATAATGCCACCTCCGGCCGCCAAAAGACCATCAATCATATCAGAAATGGTCAATCATGCCAGGAACACCGTACACGGGCATAGGCCGAGCACACTTAAGCTGGAAGTACACATCGAGGAGGAAATGCGGCTCAGTATTGACCGCAATAACCCGGTCCATCGGGGGATTTTCCTCGATGAAAGTACCATCATCAAGAGCAGGAAGCGAAGCAAACTCCTGAGACAGATGCCACTGATCCAACGGAGTAGCATAAGTAGACCGGAACTTACCCGTAATCTTAGAGGGCTTGTAGCGATACTCAGCGTAGCGCTCCTGATAACCAAAAACATCCTCGTCATCAACAACGCCCTCACCCTGACAATAAATCTCCTTATTAAGGACTTCCTGCTCACCAAGGTGAGAAAGAGCCGGCCAATAGAAGTCATAACGAGTAGATCGCGACCACATACGATCCAAACCCTGCTGATAAGTCAGGTCCGCACGAACCGAGCAAAGACCGATGATGATGCAATGCTCAGTAAACGACTTCGTGAAACCATGACCCTGAAACGCAGCAGTACCAAAACCCGCCAGGTTACCCTGAGGAGTAGTAGTACCAGTAGCCGGCAGAGGCGTAGTCTGAGCAACAGGGTGGATATTGATATTCGCAGAACCACCACCAAGATACTCAGGCCGCTGCAAGCGAGCATCCGGCGACGTCACGCCGAAATGAGCCTTGATAATCTCAGTATACCGACTACCACCGCGAGCATCGCGCTCGTGCATCCGCTGAAGCTGAAAAGCCTCACGGAGTTCATTAATCGTAGTAGCGAACGCCGTGCTAAGATCAGCAACCCACCTTCCGTTAGGATCAATAACCAACGGGAATCCAGCACCATTACCACCAAACAATTTACCGGTAACATTCTCACTCAACACAGCATCAGTACCAGTAACAACCAAGGAATCATCAGATGCCTTTCTAACCAAGTGCGGATCTGTGCTAGTCCCATGAGGAACCAAAGTCACAGGAGCAGAATCACTACCAACGGGAATCTCAACAGCGTCACCCTTCTGAGGCCACGGCAGACAGGAAGTGAAATAATCATGCCGCTTACCACGACGCTTAAGAGCATAGTCCGAATAAGCATCACCAGAATCGCCCTTCTCAACATCAAGGGACTCCTGCATATTCTGATCACGGAACCAAGTATTCCAAATCAGATTATAAGCTCTAAACGGAAGCGCAGAAAACTTGATACCCGTATTAGCTGCCGCAAGAGCTCCTGTAGGCAAACCGAAATAATCAGCAAGACTACCCACAGCAATACCGCCGCCGGCGTAGTTAGGAGCCGTAAGAGTAGGGATCAGCTTATCATCAAGCGGATCATCCGGATCATCCTGGGCGCCATTAAACTTCTCCCAGTTCTCCCACACAAGGCGGTAAGGTACCGCAAAGAAAAACGTATCGAGGAACATATTATCCATCAGCGGCTTAAGCGGCGTTGCCAGACGAGCGAACGCCGACGCACGGAGATTGAATGTATCACCCGGCAGCGCTTCATCCAGAAAAAACGGGACGAGATAACCCGCATCAAAGGTCGTCTTGTAACCATGCGACCTATCAAACGAACTACGCTGAATCTCCGCCTTTGGAACCTGACTAAACTGATGAGCCATCACTGATTTCATAATCTACCTCACTTAGCGACCGAAGCCGCAATATGGACCTTCTCAGCCATCTTCTCAGCGGCTTCAATAGGAGAAATCGCAGGAGTCGTAGGCATAACCATCTTTATACACGACGACGCAGTAGCCATAACAACCGGCTGGGCCTCCGCAACAAGCAAACCAACGGAATCGTCAAAAGTACCGAGCCGATAAAGAGAGTAATCTTCGGGATGCTTGTAAAGCATGGACTCGGGAGAATTAACTGCACCAGCAAAACCACGCAGAGCGACAGCATCATTAGCCATATAGAAAGGATTTGCAAAAACAGCAGCCTTAGAATCAAACACCGAGTAGACATTGATTTTCATTACACTCTCCTTTTCATGTGGCGCAATTGCGCCTCTTTTGATTTCTCTCTGTTACTGAGAGAATACGGATCGTAGCCACGAGAATCACGCTGACGCTGAAACTTCACAGATTCTAACTTCTCGGCATCCATCTTGTCAAGCAATTTATCATAATACCTGGGCGGCTTGACAGAAAACTTACCAACAACAACTTCATCCGACGGATAAACATCACCGTGGAACGTCTCGAACCACTTAGCAGCTATACCAGGCCGACGAGACATAGTAGTATACTCCGGCCTACGACCACCATAATGCTTCTCTGCACAATCACCATTCACCTTCTTGAGACAATACCTAGCAATATAGGCCGCTGACTCATAGGTGAGCTCACCTATCGTAACAAAGCCGCGGCCCCAAAGAGACTCTAACGTCGGAGACGTATACAACTTGATACCGTCACGCTCGCTGATTAAAATTTTATCAGCGAAGTCAACACCGAACAAGGCCACATGATAATGCGGCCTGCCATTTTCCTCGCCGTACTCACCGGCATGAAAATAGCGCACCCCTTTACCATCGAGGTGCTTTCTCAGCTGCTTCATGAACAGCTGGAAGTGCCGAACGCAAAGACTCTCACAGAACGGAACGCGCTCATAAGTCAAGGTTAAGAAAGAATTAACCTCGTGCATGTCAGCTTCATGCATGCACCTAATAGCCCATGACCGCGCACGATCCAGGCGGCACCCAAGGCAGTTACCGCAAGGCACGTAAATCGGCTCTCCCTCCGTCCCTCTGATATCGGACGCGAGCCGCATCTTACCTTTCTCAGTCACACCAGCCTTGTAGAATTTCAACGGATGATAACACGCCATTACAGGCGTATACCACCACGCATAGGACCAGGCTGAATGTTCTTCTTGTGGACGCGGTCCGCGCCACGAGAGAACGAACGACGAGACTTGCCCTTATTCATCTTGAAACGCTTACCCATCTTGGAGACCTCCGAAACATAAGTTTCATCAAACAATTCGTATCGAGATTTCTCATTTCACATCCAAGTAGAGAACACTTCTCTCGACTCAAATAATCGTCATACTCATGACCAACAGCAACAACCTGTCCGGACACAAAACCACGAATCACAACACCCCTTCCAGGGTAGTAACCAACGCCGTGAGCTTACGCTCAACGTCCAGCAACTCATCATCCGAGAGC